CCCGCCTGTATTTTATAGGAAAATAAAATGACAGTTGAAACATCAACATCAACCGGAAAGAAAAACAAAGACGGCCTAATCGGTGGTTCCTTAGTATCCCATCAGGATCTACAGCGTATCAAGCGCCAAAAGCATAAGTCAGTTGTTGCTACTCAAGAAAAGCAAGAAAAGCAAGACGATAAGAAGTAATAAACAGCCCCGTAAGGGGCTTTATTTGAGGTGATTATGGGTATTGTAAAAGGCACATTACGCGGTAGCCTCAAGAACTCAACCAAGAAGACAAGAGACGATTATTTGCGCTTACAGCAGCGTCGGAATCACTCTAATCCTGTTGCTGTATTTCCAATCAATCAGAATTCAGAATTTACCGAACCAAACGGCACAGGCTGGACAGAAGAAGAAACAGGAGACGCTTCTGGTGTTGTGGACTTCTCTACCCTTGGATTTGCATTGTTTACGTCTACATTACTAGGCGGAATATTCATTAAGCAGACAATACTAGAAGTTGATGCAACGTATCGCGTAGAGATTGACGTGTCTAGTTATGTTTCTGGATCTCTAACAATCGTTAATGATACTGATGATGTAGACTGCGGAATAACGTCTACAGGTACGTTTGCTGTTCAATTCGTAGCCAAGACAACTGTATTCTCTATTGGTTTATTGTTAGGTTCAATCAAAGCGCTGACGTGTAGCGCTATTCGTGTTTACAGGGTATAAGAATGAGCTACACACAACAGGGTATTTTTAGCGACACATACACAAGCTCGATAACTGGCACGCGCCGACTGAAAACAGAACAGGGCAGCACAGCATACGACGAAGGGCGGTTATTCAGGACGTTCTACGATTTTACTGGCGATACTATGCCAGTGGTATTAAAGTTCACCATTACAAAAGACGCAAACCTGCTGTCATCAAGCCAAGAGGTGCACGATGGATCTTTGCGCTATCGTGTTTATACAAGTGGCGTAGAAGGTGGGACATTTACGGATCTTACGTCGTATCCTGTAAACAATAAGACCGGAGTTGTGGCCAGTGACAGCGGGATAACGGTATCAGTAGGTGGCACATTGGATGTATCAGGCGTAGAGCCAAACGATGTCGTTTATGTGCGCACCAGTGGAGCGAGTGGACAGACATCCACAGTTGACGCCATCACGTCATCGTCTCGTGGGTTCCCGCCTACTACCGCTTATGTTGTAATAGATCAGATCCCTGGTGGGAATAAATCGCCCGAGGGCGTACTAAAATATGAATGGAGTGTCGACTAATGGCAATCATCGGCTACGTTGAACAAACAGATTTCGAGAACTACGCAGCAGCGCGTGGCATTACGCTTGAGCGTGATACAAGCATTACACTAACACTGGCGCTTGATTATATAGATAGGCAGACATACTCTGGTTATAAGACTGACCCAAATCAAGAGCTAGACTTTCCACGGAATGGCGACACAGAAGTACCGCAAGGCATACTAAACGCTCAAATGGAGGCTGCTTTATTGTACGACAAAGGCCAAGATCCTATGGGTGAGATTGGGCAGCGCGTTACCGAGAAAACCGTTGTTGGCGCTGTGTCGATTAAGCTTTCAGACTCAGGCACGAGCACTACTATCTACCGCAAGCTTAACGCAACACTAGCGCCATTCCTTGCTAACGGTGGTTCGGGCATTCAAATGGTGGCTATCCGTGGCTGATTTCTATCAAGATATGCAAAACACTGCCGATGAACTAATGGCAGAATTTAACCAGGGCGTGATCACGTACACACCTGTTACGCCCGACACTAGCGGATATGGTGCGCCCGTTGAGGGTACTCCAATAACCTTGGACGCCACGGCACTTGGCGTTAGCCAGCGCTATCTTAACGAGCTTATAACGTCTAGCGACATCGAAGTTACAACCGCTGTATTCGAACCTATGCCAACCAATGACGGCATTATTCATATCGATGGCGTTCAGCGCCAGATCATATCTGTTAAAGCCCTGCCCTCCGCTGGTATCCCTTCCGTGTATAAAATATTTGTCAAAGGCTAATCTTTGCGCTAGTATCATGGATGATGCTGACTAAAGGAGATTGGCTAATGATCGATAAAATACCACAAGCAGCAAGCAGAAATAATACTGAAATCAGAAACCCAGCTGGAATAAATCAAGTTTCTTATGATTATTCTAGCTTTCATAAGTGTCATTACTGTAATGGTAGTGGCAGTTTTAGTGTATTAGGGTTTAACTGTACTGGTAAGGTAGTAGAAAGTAATTTTCCTTGCAGTTATTGTAATGCAGGACAAAAGGAGAGCTAAAATGACATACGACAACAAAACAACGTTTGAATTAAAGACCAAGCAAGCCGAGCTCAAGCTAAAAATAGCAATGCTTGATGTTGAGATTAAGCAGAATATTGCGAAGCTTAAGCGTGATTATAAGAGAAACCTTATCACGACAGGGGCGTTAGTTTTTGTACTTAATAACTCAGTATTAGGCTTACTACTAGCCGTTTTTGCGATTATGGAGGGGTGAGTTATGGCTTGTGACATGTGCGGTAAGATTGGGACAGTATTAGAGCCTCTAAATGAACAATATAAGACTGACGATATTCAGCATATTTGCAGAGAGTGCTCCAAGGAGATAAATGATCAAATCTGGGCGATAAGAAAGATACAAAACGGTTTTGCAAAGACATTTATCAAGCGTTACATGATGAATAAGAAACTAAATATTACAAAGGGTGAGTTATGAAACTAACACGCGAGCAGGTATCACAGCTTAGTGATGTAGAGCTGAATCTAGGTATGACTTGGTTTTACTCGGGTAGCGATAAAGGATTAAACGGCCGTTATATTGATGGTGAGCTTTATTATAATATGGGTACTGGTAGGATTTATGAGTACTTAGATGACTATAATCTAACTATGCCTTTGGCCCATAAACTAAATTTAATTATTGATTTGGCAGGTGAATATCCAGACGATGGTTCAATATGCTGGAGTCAGTTTAAGGAATATGCGGCAGATAGCATAAACCCACTACGAGCAATCTGCGAGGTTTTATTAATGATAGCTATGGAGCGTGATCAATGAACCGTCTATACCTAGAAGACAGAATCGAAAAACTAGAACGCAAACTTAGACAGCTTGGTGTGCGATACAAGCAAGATCTTATGATTGCCTGTGCAGGCGGTTTGCTTATTGGCTTTCTAATTGGTGGATTATTATGAATCGAATTGGCGAGATTATTTTTAGTGGACTGGTATTCGCGTTTGCTGTAGTCTCGCTTATATTGTTCGTATTATCGGAGGTGATAACATGAGTTTTGAGTGGCCAAAGCGTGATGAAGATGGGCGGCATGTGTCAGCAAAAAAAGAAGGTGATGTTATTTTGGACGACAAGGGGAGGTTGTTTACAATTGGCCAAGTTGGGCCTGAGATTATTGACTACGACCCAGTAGAATTATTGGAAGGTAGTGACTTGTCTGAGTGCCTAGAAACCATCTCAACATGGCCGCTAATGACGCTTAGTGATAGTATCAAGCGGAGAAATAAGTTGGCTAAAGATATATTGGATAGAAGTAAGTCAAAAAACAAATGGCACCTACCAAGCGAGACGCTGCCGATAGCAGGCAAGGATGGATACAACATCGAAGTACGAACTAAGAATGGCATACACATAGCTGTGTTTAGGTATCGTTGCAGTATTGAGCAGCTTTCAGATACTGAGTTCGACAGCGAAGATGAGATTTTGGAGTGGCGCTACTTATGAGCATTATAAAATACACAAAAGACGAACTACCAAAAGAACGTCAGGTCGTTTATTGCGACAATGAGCCGCATTCCAGTGATCGGGCCATATTTACAGATGGTAAATTCATAGGTGGCGGTGAGTATCCGGTAAAAGAATACGAAATGACCAATGTGACAAAATGGTTTGACTTCGAAGAGTTTGACATGAAAATAAACTCATCATGCTATTCTGTTTCATTCGAGGAAGCGGAGAAGCTAGAATGACAATCAACCTAGACCTGATCGCAACAACACAAGAGCGCGCCATGCTGCGAGCGTTCAATCAGGCTGTTAGCGACATCAAGAACACAACCAAGTTGAGCCAATTAGAAGCGCTAATCGGCTCAAATGACATCGACGGTGCTATCCGTTTGCTAGGACTAGAACCTGCCGCGTTTGAAGGTATGGAGGAAGAGCTTTACCAAGCATACCGCACAGGTGGCCTGACAGGTGCAACCCAAATTGGGTCTGTTCCTACCCAGATTGGGTCTTTAACCATGAATTTCAATATTGGCTCACCCGCTGCCGTAGACTGGATTCTCTCGCAGTCTAGTCGTATGATCACTGAGATGGTCGAAGGGCAACAAGAGCTAGTACGAGAAGTACTTGCCACCAATCTTGACAAAGGCATTGCGCCTAGACAGTCTGCTCTTGACCTGATCGGTCGTGTGTCTGATTCTGGCGCTCGAACAGGTGGCAATATAGGACTGACAACGCAGCAGGCAGGGTGGGTAAGTAAGGCCCGAGAAGAGCTAGAAAGCCTTGACCGCCACTATCTTAGTCGTGACCTGCGAGACAAACGCTTCGACTCGTTAGTAGAGAGAGCCATAGCTAATGGTAAACCCTTAACTAAAGTACAGATAGACAATGCTATTACGCAGATGCAGAACAAGACGCTTAAGTACCGTGGTGACGTAATAGCACGTATTGAGTCGATTAACGCATTACGAGCTGGTCAGCATGAATCACTAATGCAAGCCGCAGATAAGGGTGACGGTTCGCGTGATGATGTGAAGCGGTTTTGGGATGCGACAGGTGATAGTAAGACGCGCTTAGACCATCTGATTATAGAAGACCAAGAGCGTAGAGCTGACGAACCGTTCACGTTCCCTGATGGTTCACAAGCCTTGTTCCCAGGGGATAACAGCTTGGGCGCACCAGCTAAGCAGCTTATCCAGTGCCGTTGTCGTGAGCGTATCGAGATTGATTTTATCGGCAGGTTAAAAAGGGTTGAAGGGTTTAGGTAAGAGTGGTAGTGTACTTATAACCAATAGAGGGTAACAACAATGACAACACTCGCATACAGCCGTGCAGAGAATCGGATTGCTATTGACAGCAGAATCACAGCAGGCGAGATAATACAGACCGACAACGCAAAGAAGTGGGTAAAATCCAAAGGCGAGGTTTATTTTATTACTGGATGCCTATCGGATGTTGACCAGATGCTTGATCTAATAAATTCTGGTGAGCTAGTGCCAGAGTTTGACGCAGACTTACAAGTAAACCTTATTCGTGTTACTGGCGATCCGGTTGTTTTTGGGCTGGATGATGGCGTGTTGTTTCAGGACAGGCTCGACACATGCGAATTTAAGGCTTACGGTTCTGGCGCTAGTTTTGCCCTAGCCGCACTAGACCTAGGCTGCACAGTCAAGCAAGCAGTCAGCCAAGCCATGAAGCGCGATATTTACACAGGCGGCAAAGTGGTACAATATGATCTTACTAAGCAAAGGTTTTTGAAGTGACATTCACCGCCCAGATAGAGCAATTCATAGCAAAATCAAACGCACGACTAGAGGCCGTGGTAAAGACGGCTGCACAGGATACGTTTGATGAAGCGCAAGTGCCGGTCGCGAAAGGTGGTCGTATGCGTGTTGACACAGGCTTTCTAAGGAATAGCGCAAACGCTGCCATAGGCTCCATGCCTGTTGGCGAGTCTGTCAATGATCAGCCTGTCGTTAAGCGCGAAGAGTGGAATATTACGTCAATTAGTTCGGCACTGTTACAGTGGGATCTTAAAGCCCCTCTTTACTTTGGCTGGACAGCGAACTATGCTAAGTACCGTGAAAACCGAGACGGCTTTATGCGTATAGCTGCGCAGAATTGGCAGAAACATGTAAACGATGCCGTGGCGAGAGTTAAGGCGGAGATACCTTAAAAGGAGAATGATATGAGTATTGAAAAAGAACAAATTATAGAATGGTTTAACGAAAAGCGGTTCCCAATCAAGACAGAATCGCTTGCTAATCTTATGGAGCAATGCTTCAACGACCTATCGCCTAAGTGGATTAGTATTGATGGGTACAAAAATCTACCAATTGGAATCTGGCTAGTAAAAATTGAAGGCGAGGAAGTTCCAATGGTAGCAGACAATACTAAAACTATATGTGTAATAGGCGGTCGATTTGCGTTTGATCATGAGATGGTTGTTTCTTATATGCCACTGCCGGAGGCTAACAAATGACAACAAACACAGACATAGCAATGGCATTCTACGACAAGGTGCGCGACAGCGGTATCGTTAGTACTGACAGCATAGGCTACGATGGTAAAGTATTCACAACACCTGATTCTGGCAACTGGCTCGAATTGTCGTTTATGCCTAATTCTGGAATTGATCAATCCATGTCCAGCAATAATGTACTAAAGCAGGGATTGTTACAGGTAAACGTAGGAGGCAAACCCAATCTCGGGATTATCGAGCTGCAAGCAATAGCCGAGCAGGTAATGGCGCTGTTCCCTAAAGGCACTGTACTGCACGAGTTGGCTCGAGTCAGTGCTGTTCCGTATATGTCAGATGACATATCGTTAGATGACCGTACTTTAATTCCTGTTACCATAGCTTACTCAGAGTAAATGCCATGGGTGTAATAGTACTAGAAAGGCATGGATATACCTATAAAATGTCAGGCCATGCAATAGATAGATGGAAGGAGCGTTTTAGTGGAATCAATCGATACATTGAATTTAGGGGCGCTCAAAGGGTAGGAAAGAAAACAATAAAACTAATAAAAGAACTATCACCAGTAAACTCAAAAAAATACCTAGATGGAAAGTATAAAGGAAGATACTGCCTACTAGGCAGAAGTAATATAGTTTTTGTTATAAGTGGTTCTGATGACGTCATAGTCACAGTGTTCCACCTATATGGCGACGAAAACCAATAGCCTACTCAGAATAGCCACTTAAATATATGGTATCATTGGCTTACATTTAATCCAATGAGGAAAAGCCATGGCCGCTACTCCAGTAGTTACCTCCCTAGGCACCACGATAGCTGTATCGCTTGGTGCCCCAGACACTTATACAACCACTGATTTCGCGTTAAAAACTTATACAGAAGTGGGTGAAGTTTCAGACATCGCTGAATATGGTGGCGAATCAGAAATTATCACTTTTACGCCTATTAAAACAGGTACCGTTAACAAACTAATCGGCTCTACCGACTACGGCACAGCATCCGTCCAGTTCGGTAAAGTGTTCGAGGATGACGGTCAAGACGCAATGAAAGCGGGTTTTGATGGAGCAAACCGTGGCTTAACTCACTCGTTTAAAGTGACTTATTTTGACGGCGGCATTGAATATTTCACAGCTATTATCACCAGTTTTAAATCCAACATTGGTAGCGCGTCTAGTGTCCGTATGGGTTCGTGCAACGTCGCCCTAAACAATGCCGTTCTAGTAGTTGAACCAACTCCATAATAAGGATTTTTCATGGATATTAATTCACTTAGTGCAGCAGACTCTATTGAGTTTGAACTAAAGTATCCGAGCGGCAAGACCACGGGCGTCGTGTTCGATGTTGTTGGTCAATTCTCCAGCGGTTACAACAAGGTAGCCGCACGAGTAAACGCTATTATATCGAAGCTGGACTGCGCAGATGATGAAAAATCAGACCGACGCATTACTGAGACAGCTATCGCATGTGTGCGAGGCTGGAAAGGATTAGAAGAAACCAACGAAGCTGGCGAAAAAGTCACTCTAGAATTTAGCGAAGACAACTGTCGCAGATTCTTAGATGAACCAAGTCGTAACTGGATTGCTACTCAGATTTATTTGCGTGTAATCGGTGAAAAGGGTTTTTTCGGAAAAGCCTAGAGCAACTAACGCTCTGGGCTAAGATGAAAGCTTTTTTACATACCACACCAGAAGGCGCAGCAGACCCCCGTTGCGTCACTTGGGTTGGCGGTGAACCGGAACCGGGTGACCTTAGTTATCTTGGCGACTACCTATTTGATGTGGGGCCACTGGTTGTCACTGGTCAAGGCAATAGACCGATCATGTGGGATGACCTAGCAGCATGGCAAGCCGTTACTGGTGAGCGTTTGAATAAGATGGAATTACGCGCATTAATTGATTTATCATGCGCTTATTTGTCGCAGCACAGATTATCACTAGCCAATGATGCTACAGCGCCTTGGGCTGACCATACACAAGTTAATCACGCCGCATTAGCTGCGCGTAGACGTAAACGAGGCAAGAATGACTGATATTGCAGAGCTTGGTTTTAAGGTTGATACTAGCGGTTTAAGCTCTGCTGTGTCAGAAGAAAACAAACTAATAGCGACATCGAAAAAACTGGAAACGGCTGAGTCAACGCTAACCAGTGCTAATAAAAAACTTGATACTACAAACAAAAACCTAGCCGCTTCAACTGATGCTGTTGAGCGCGAAGCTAAGCAAGCCGCTGCCGCACAAAATGCCGCAGCCGTAGCAACATCCAAGGCAAATGTTCAAGCGAATACATTTGTCAGTAATACCAAGAAAGCTGGCGCAGCCTCCGGCAATGCAACCTACAAAATAGGACAGCTTGGCTTGCAAGCGCAAGACGTTGCAGTTCAATTGGAAGCTGGGACTAATGCTGGTCGTGTATTTACTCAACAATTCGGTCAAATTGCCTCAGTTTTTGGCCCTGCTGGTGCTATTGTTGGTGCTATTGGTGTTACTGTTGGTGCGATAGCTGGGCCGCTTATTTCAACACTGTTTAGCGCAGAGAACGCAACCGAAGACCTATTGGAAAAAGTACGCGATCTTACGGACGAATACAAACGCGCAACATACGAACAGAAACAACTTGCTCGTGATGATATTAGCAAGCGAATCGCAGAAGAAACAAAAATACGAGACGAAGCGAAGACCAAGCTAAAAGAATATATAGCAGAAGAAAAAGAGCTGTTACGTGTTCAGGGTGGTATTGGTCTACGTGCAACAGAGCTATCTAGATTGATAAACGAGCAAACAGCCATTGTTCAAACATCTAGTCAAGCGATTAAAAAATACAAAGATGAGCAAGAAGATGTCGGCGGTGTAGAGCGCGGACGTGTTGAGAATGTAAAAACTCTAATTGCAGCATTAGGCGATGAGCTTGCAACTATTACAATGAGCGAAGAAGCTCTACTGAAGCGCCAGTTTACACAAGCTGGAGCGACAGAGGCCGAGATCAATGCGGCATTAGCCATACAAAAAACAATAGATGCAGAAAAAGAAAAAGCTAAAGTTATTGAGGAAAACGCGAAACTTGAACAGGAATTAGAAAAGGTCGAAACACAACAAGCCGATCCTGCTGCACGTGCTGCCATTGCTTTCGAGAATAGAAACAAGATTATTCAGGATGCGAATGACCGCGGCCTAATAGATCAAGCCAAGTATGATCAACTTCGTATAGATAACGCTAATAAACTTCAATCCGAATTAGTCTCTATTGAAGAAAAAACGCAAAAGCAAAAGAATGAGATATTAACGGCAGGAGAAGAGGCCGCTCTGTCATCTGCTGGCTCGTTATTTGGTAATCTTGCGTCTATTGCTGCAGAAGGTGGCGAGAAGCAGTTTCAAGCGTACAAGAACTTAGCAAGTGCTCAGGCTGCAATAGCTGCGGCATTAGCTTCAATAAAGGCGTTAGCAGAAGGTGGCCCATTAGGCCCAGCTTTGGCTGTATCAATTGGAGCGGTCGCAGCAGTACAAATTGCCAAGATACAAGGACAAGAATACCAAGCGCGTGTAGCAGGTGGTCAAGTACAAGCTGGGGGCCAGTATCTTGTTGGTGAGAATGGGCCGGAGCTATTGCAAATTGGCAGTCAAGGCGGAAACATAACACCAAACCATGCTATGAACAGCAACACGCAAACCACCCAGCAAATATTCCAAATATCAGCAGGCGTGGCCGGAACTGTGCGAGCTGAGATTATGTCAATGCTGCCCATGTTTAAACAACTAGCGGTATCATCTGCTGCACAGAATACACGAAACGGCGGACAAATGGCTAAAGCGGTAGGATTAAGGTAATGGCAGACTTCCCAGATATAGAACCAGATTCAGAAGAAATTTCGCTTATTGCAAATAATCAGGTGTATGATTCTCCACTGACTGGCGAAACCCAAACAGCTTCATTAATTGGCGCAAAATGGAATTGCACCCCAACGTTCAGCAACCGAAACGGTGCCGACGCTAGAAAGTTGCGCGCGTTTATATTCAATCAAGAGGGCGTGTCGGGTCGTTTCAATTACTACCCCGCATCTGCCGACAACCAAGGCACAAGATTAGGTTCAGGCGTAGTCGATGGCGCTGGGCAGACTGGTAAATCACTACTAACAAAAGGCTGGGATGCTGATCAGGATTTGCTATTAGCAGCAGGTGACTACATCACTCTTAACGGTGAAATGAAGATTGTTACCGATGACGTTTCAACCAATGACGAGACATATATCGAGTACGAAGAAACGAACTACATGCCTAGTCCGTTTGATCCGAGTGGGTGGAGCGGGGCTAGTGATCCAGACTTAGCATATACTTCTATTACCGAGAGCAACCCTAGTGGAGAAAGTTTCGTTGGGGAGTTTGAAGTACTAGCGTCAACTTTTTGCCAGATAAATACCCTAAATTACTTAACCACTCCACCAAATGGGTTTTATTATACTTGCTTCATAATCAAAGAGATAGCTGGGACAGATATAGGAATCAGGGTTATTACAAGAAGCACTGATGCTCAACTTGACAATAGTTACGTCAATTTAAGTACTTTAAATACCTCAACAACAGGAGGAGCAGAATTTAATAATATTAATCTTGGCTCAGGCTGGAAGCTTATTCAAGTAAAACTAGATATACAGTCAAGCGAAGCGACACTAAGGAGCGAGATATACCTGTGGGATGTCAACTCATCCGGTACAGCTACAGGCTTCCCATCTGTTGGCGACACTGTACATTGTCAAGCCGCCTTCTTCGGCAAAGCAACCGACTGGCCAGCTAAGTACCGTGCAGGCGCAACGATACCTATTTCACCGCAGTTAAGGTCGAGCCCTGCAGATGGCAATGCGATTGAGACTGAAAACCCATTTTTCACTGCACGACTAGAATCAGACGACCAAAGCAGGCTGCAAGTGTCAGCACCCGTTATATACAACACAACGCTTTCGATTATTGAGGACTTCTGATGGATATATCAGTAATTGAAGCGCTCGAAGGCAGTCACTTTGATATTCGATTTCTAGTCACGTTTGAATTAGACAGCGGAACGATAAGGTACACAACTAATCCCAATGGCGCCACATTTGACGGTGAAGACTACACATTTCTTGGTGCTATCGGATCACTTGCTGACGCAGAAGAAAACGACCAATTAGACCCGAGCGAATACCAAATCGGCATAGGTGGCGCTGACCCGGTTATCCTGGCTAAATTTCTGGGCGAGAATATTATCAATAGGCGCTGCTCGGTAATCCAAGTTGTATTTGTTGATGGTGAGCTAATCGGTGAAATGCACAGGGTAGAAGGCTTTATGCAGCCGCCAACAATCTCACAGGGCAACAGCGCCATGATTACAATACCAGTCAAAGACGATCTAGCAGACTGGGACAGAAACATCGAACAGCTTTACACAGATGAAGCGCAGCGTCGCATAAATCCAAATGACAACTGCCTAAACCACGTAAGTGAGATAGCTGGTCGTGATATAATTTGGCCAGCTTCATCATATTGGGATTAGGGGTATTCAGTGGCATCACTTAAGGACTTAGATCCGCTTTACAGTAAAGGCGCACTTGGTGGAGCGGTAAGCGCAACTGGGCTTGACTATCTTGTTAATCCGTTTGTTGCCTTGGGTAATGATATACTCTCATACCTTGGCAATGAGCTCATTAAAGCGCTTACGCCAGATATTGACTACCAAGACCGTAAAGTGAACAGCCGAGGCCCAACGAATCCGCGTCGCATCATCTACGGTGAGGCTCGCGTAGGTGGTCAGGTAATATACATTACAACAACTGGCTCGGATGACAAGGTTCTCAGAATGGTATTGGCGGTAGCTGGCCATTCATGCGAAGAGATTGGCGACGTTTATATTAATGACACTATTATCACTGACGAAAAGTTCGACGGGAAAGCGTTTGTATTTAAGCAGCCACAAACTGGCCTTAATAGCGCCTTATCTAATGTACTTGTGGGACAAGGCGACGATGGATACTTGTACGACGAGATTGCTTATATTTATGTAGCACTGATATACGACGAAGAGGTTTTCACCTCAATCCCCACAATAACCGCCACGGTAAAAGGCAAAAACACAATATACGACCCGCGCACTGATACGACGGGCTACACGGACAATGCTGCCCTATGTATGCTAGATTTCTTGTTAACCGAGCGCAAACTATCGCCATCTTTGATTGACATGGATTCATGGGCCGATGCAGCGGACATAGCCGACGAACAAGTAGCCGCCGCAGATGGCACAACTGAGAAACGCTTTGCATTGAACGGTACGCTAATGCGTAATGGATCTAAGCTTCAAGCATTCACCAAGATGGCTGTCAACTCAGGTATATATCCAAGTCGTGAGGCTGGCGTATACAAAGCCGTGCCGTCTGTTTACGTGCCACCTGAGGCTAATGCCATTATTGACGAAAGCGATATTATTAGCGACATTGAAATCGTCACAGGCAATAACAAGCAAGACAAAATGAACACGGTTGTCGGTACGTATATCGACAAGGCGACCGGATACGAACAGGTCGAATACCCGTCGATTCAAACACCGAACTACGAAGCCGAAGACCGCGAAGTATTGCAGCAGTCAATCGACTACCAGCTAGTTAGTTCAGGCACCCAATGCCGTAGACTGTCTAAGATCGCACTGGAGCAATCGCGCCGTGGTATCACTGTTACGTTTAACGGCCGCTATCGATTGCTTCAATACGGCGTAGGTTCGCGTGTAAAATTGAATTACTCGTCACTTGGATGGAGCGAAAAAGTATTCCGCGTTGTCGCTCGCACAATTAGCCCGCAAAGCGGTGTGAACGTAACGCTTCGAGAAGACTCACCAGATATCTATTCATGGGAAGAAGGTGACGCACTGGCCACTGTAGTGCCGCCATTCTTAACGCTGCCAGATCCAAGCGTAGTAAACAAACCTACGAGCTTTGCCATCGAGGAATCACTCTACGAGGCCAACACAACCGCGGCTGTTAAGGCACGCGCTGCGTTCTCATGGGTGGCAGGTGATAACACCGCCAACCACTACCAGCTTGAAGGCTCTTACGAGGGCGGCCCGTACAGGGTGTTTAGCTCATATATTGGCGGCACTGAGTTTAAATTCGATGACTTACAAGTAGGTAGCTGGATATTCCGTGTTCGTGCTGTGAACTCAATCGGTGCCGTGTCGCCGTGGACGACTATTAACTACAGCATTAAGGGTAAAGAAGCACCGCCTAGTGACGTGACGAACTTCAAAGGCACCGTAAGACCGTTCAGCATAGAACTTAGCTGGGACGAAATACCAGACATCGACGTTGATCAGTACGAGATTAGATTAGGCTTAGACTGGGATTCTGGCACAGTGCTAGAGAAAACCAAGTCATTAAACTGGGCATGGGAAACACGCCCAACTGGTACAGAAAACGTATTCATTAAGGCCATAGACACCAGCGGTAACTACTCACAGAACGCAAGTGAAGCGCAGATCAACATATTAGCGCCTAAATCCCCCGCACCTGTGACAGCGGATGTTATTGATAATTTCGTGTCGCTACGCTGGGCCGATGCTACAACATCGTTCAGTATTTCAGGTTACGAGATACGTCGAGGTGACACGTTTGATTCTAGCTCGTTAATTCTGACAGTGACGGGCACTGGCGCACAGATCATGGAGTCAACCAAGGGCACCTATAAATATTGGGTACGAGGCATCGACGTGAACGGTAACGCAGGCGTGGCCGCTGGTATTACTGCAAACGTGGATCAGCCGCCTGATTTTGTGTTGCAGTCGGATGCTAATTTAAATTTAGCCACGGCTACAGTTGTCAATATGGCTGACACGATAAGCCCGGGCGTTACTATTGATAGTGAAGAGGTCACTATTGATAGCGAAGCAGTGACAATTGACAGCGATACTCAATATGTCTATGTAGGCCCTGCCAATACGACAGAAACATGGGCAGAACATTTCGAGAAGTTGCCGGGCCACACGGTTCCCACGACTATTGATAATGACACTATCACGATAGACAGTGAGATGACTATTGATGATGATTATCAGTCTATACAGCAATTACACATAAACAACGGTTATAACGGATATCTACAACCTACACCGTCAAGCGCAAGCTTGGAGGTTGTGCAAGACTACTTAGGAGAACTATCGTTATCACGCATACAGCTAACACCAGACGTTGATATATTGTCCGGCGCGCCAGATGCAGTTTATACAATTGGTTATTCTCAGGATGGCATTACTTACACGGATGTCGTAGGTCTTGAAACAATCGGGATTAATTTCCGGTACGTTCGCGTGCGTGTTGATATTACGAGCACGTCAGACCTTGACCTTATGCGCATAAATGCGCTACGTGTTAGACTTGACGTTAAGTTAAGGACAGATGCTGGGCGCGTTACGGTTAGCAGCACAGGCGGAACACAGGTGTTATTTAACATACCATTTGTTGATGTTCAGTCTATAACTGTTTCAGCTAACAGCACAAGTTTTAAAAACGCAATATATTATTTTGTTGATACGCCTAACCCTGCGGGGTTCTATGTGTATCTTTTTGATAGTGACGGAAATGAATTGGATACAGGCGAGGTATCGTGGAATGCTAGGGGCGTATAATGGCTGCTGATTTTAATAAACCGACAATTTCAGGCGATCCGTATGTTGACATACTGCCAGAGATTAGGGCGCAGATGGAAGTCGTTAGCACGATGTCTTACGGCAACGCGCTAAACAAAAAAACGAATGCTGTGCAGTTTTTAGACGGACGGTTTCAGCGATGGGATGGATCTGCTTTTCAGAATGTGCCAATTAGCATTACAGGCGGCGGCACTGGCGCTAGTACTGCCGAAGGTGCAAGGGCTGCGCTGAGCGTGCCGAGTGTTGCAGATGTTTCCAGTGGGTATTTAAGCAAGGCGGGCAATCTGGTTGGCCTTACCAATTACGCCATTGCTCGTGATTATATGGATGTTTACGGGAAGAGTGAGGTTTATACAAAAGACGAATCTGATACAAGAACTTTAGATTTAATTGAAAGTGAGGCTATTTACTCTAACAGCGAAACCATAGTTGCACCTAGCAACGATCTAACAAGCGGATCGTGCACCGTGGCTAGAGTTGGGAATCTTGTGGTTATAAGTGGCAGTTTTTCACATAGTAGTTCCGCTTTCCCTGGCAGCTTAAATGGATTTATCCCAGAATGGGCTCGCCCTTCTACATTGTGTAGTAACAATTACGTATTAGGTACTAACTATTCGAAAAGGGTTGTAGTTAGCTCGCTTGGCGGCTTTGCGTTTTATTATCGCAGCTTTGATGAAGGCGGGTCTGCTCATCTTGATACTACCACTGACGGCTTCACAATCTCATACACAGTATAAGGAACAAACATGGCAATAGAAACACTAGACACAGGCACAGCACCGGGCTCTGGCAACGGTGACGGACTGCGCACAGCAATGACAAAGGTAAACTCAAACTTTGCTGTATCAGAAAACGCCGCCTCAAAACTCGTACAGGCATCGAGCGCGGATACTACTAGCGATAAAGTGATGCTGAGCGACTACGCTTGGCGTGGCGCTCAGTTGGGCGATTACATGACGTACGGGGGTACAGCTAACGCGATCACGCTTACGAGTGCGAACCTTGCGGCGGCTGGTACTCTTATAGCGGGCATGCGTTATCGGTTCTTAGCGACAACACCTAATACCGGATCGGCCACTATCGCTGTAGATGGGCAGGCTGCTAAAAACTGTATCACTCCCATGGGTGGAGATGTACCTGCTGGCTTTATCGATGGACTTATCACTGCTGAATACAACGGTTCAGAATTCGTTATTATGAATGAAGCGGCGGCGTTATATGCACGTTCTGGTAATTATATGACGTATGGTGGTACTGCTGATGCTATCACTCTAACGAGTGCTAATTGTATTCCTAGTCCTGCGCTTACCTCGGGCATGGAGTTCCGTTTTCAAGCAAGCGCTACAAACACCGGAGCGACAACCATCCAAGTAGACGGCGGCGCGGCTATTGATTGCATTACGCCAACTGGCGTGGCATTGCCTGCTGGGTTTATTCGTACCGATGTCGAGACAGTCTGCACCTTTGACGGGGCGGATTTTGTTGTTAGTCGTAAAGTTGAGAGCGGATCGAATGCGAATGGGGAATGGACTAGATGGGAGGATGGGTCTCAGATTATAAGATTCAGCGGGTTGATAGATCAGTCGGGCGCATCAACAAACTCTTTTGGCACTACGTCTGGCACTACTTACTACGCAAGGGACGTATTTTCTTTCCCTGTTGATTTTGCAAACATAGACTACACTGGCGACGTTTCAGCCACTGGGCCGGCTGTCTCTGATGGTACATATGATATAAAAACAACAAACAGTGTTAGGATAACAATTTCTTCTGTCGCAAATGGATCTACTGATAATCCATTCGATGCTTTTTTCATGGGAAAATGGTACTAGTCACACGCTACGCAGGATGCGCCTTTATTGGCGTATTTCTGCTTGGTCTTGTGATTGCTTGTGTTGGGTATGTGTGTGCTCGCTGGTTAATCGGTCGAAGCCGAGACCTACAACAGCTGCAAAAAGGACGGTCAGTACGGCGCCAGCGACCTTCCAATAAGCGTTGTTAGTGGCTTGGTTTTTTTCGATGTCAGATATGCGAGGCTCGTGTGATTCCATCATTTTTGACATTGTTTCAGCTAAATGCCGCGTTGTAGCCGAGTTTTCAGACACTTCTTTTTGCATTGTAAATATAGCGTCTGGTAGCTTGCTGAATGGTTCTAGGTGTGTCTTTAGTTGCTCGTGAGTCACATGTGTGTCGCTCATGTCATGCCTTTAAAAATAGTGTATATTGTAACCTTGATTATACATTAAACAATCAGTCAACGGTATGAATTTGGTAAGGATGTGATATGGAGCTACTTTTAAAACGAATAGGTGGGGATAACGACACGACAATAGGCGCACTGTATATTGGTGAAGGCGTTAGCGGATACTTATTCTCATTTACGATAGAAGATGAACGGCGGTTCAATAAGGTAGCCGGTGAAACCCGAATACCTGCTGGGCGATACAAGATCGAATACAACAGAGTGGGTGGTATGAATGCAAAATACTCTAAATACCCATGGCATAAAGGAATGTTAGAATTACAGGGTGTACCTGATTTCGAGTGTATCTACATCCATCCCGGCAATGATGACGATGACACAGAAGGATGCATACTGCCAAATTACAAAGCAGACACCGAGAACATGCGCGGTGAAAACAGTTTCGAGTGCTACAAAGACTTGTATTTACTTGTCAATGAAGCCATGAAAGACGATGAAGACGTTTATATCACAATTGAAGATGAGGAATTCTAAATGGAATACTTAACAATCGCACTAGCAGTCGTAGGTGGTGCATCAGCCATTCTCAAGGGCCTAGAAATGATCGCAGGCATTACGCCAAGTACTAAAGATAATGAATATGTCAGCAAAGCTAAGAAATACGTTGGCTATGCTGCATCGTTTCTTGAGAAGATTTCACTAGGCTTGAAAAAGTGAAAACCCTATTAGACCTGCTTGTAAAACTGCTCTCACTATGGGAGCAGTACAAAGCTGACAAAAAGGCCGCGAAACGTGCAGAAGAGCTTGACAAATTACGCAAAGATCCTAATGATTGGTTTAATGATCACTTTGACGGGGTGCGTAACGTGTCCGCAAAAGCCGATAATGCCGATAAAACCAGTGCTAAGCCCGATTGAGCAGCCGGACGGTTCCCTGCTGTTTAGCAGGGATGATGCCGTGAAGTTGGGGGTTTATATTATTGAGTTGGAGGCGGGGTATTAACCCACCTCATGCGTCTTAACGATAGTCAGTTCAGCGTCTTTGCTTTCTCGCGCAAAGATAATGCTATTTGCTTCGTCAATCGTGCCGACGAACATGGCTTCTTCTTGCCACTTCATTGCTAGTTCCCAGTTTAGGGTAACTGGGTTAAGCACGCTGTTTCCGTTCCACACCTGAAATTTCCCGTTTGCGTATTCTCTAATTTCCATTTCTAATCTCCCGTTCTAAGTAGGTTCCGCACGCTGCAATAACTTGCTCGCGTGCATCGTATTTTTGTGTTGCCGTTACAAAATCTGGCACTTTGCTAGGGCCCCAGAAATATATAGTTAGGCATATCACTATTGTGTACATCCACATGATAATTAGTGATAGGTTGTGGGTGCTCATGATAGTAGCTCGGGGTTTTCGTACTTATTACCTAGCTTAACTGGGTAGTCACCTTCTGCTATACAGTCAATAAGAGGTATTTCATAGCGACCTTTTTTAGCGGTTATCCCATAAAAAATATCGATACAAATTTCGCAGTTACCTTGACCTGGAATATAAACCACATCGCCAACATACATTTCCTCGCCTGTGTCTTTGTAGTTGTATCCGGTGTATTGCATTATGTCATAATCACAAGATAACCCACTTGCCTTCCCGTTTTTTACTTCATGAATACCCTCTTCTTCAAAAAAATAAAGGCTCTCTATGTGTATCATACTTGAGCCGTTCCAAGCTCTGAACTTAATATTATTCATGTGGCCAATTCCCCTCAAATTCTTTGCACTGATGTTCATTGTACGCGTCAATAATAGACTGCTTATCTTCGCGCGTCATGTCTGGGTCAATCTCTTGACCATCCTCGTTATATATAATGTAATCAATATGAGCAGGCCAAGCATCCTCATGATACGACCACTGAATTGGCGGTTCGTAATTAGTGACGACGATTGTCACTTCTTTGTCGTGTATTGTTGTGTTGAATTCGGTCATAGTTTGCCTCTGGCTTTTGCTAGCGCTTGTTTTGCAGCTTTTACAGCAATATGATCATTATGGTATCCACTGTCTTGCATTGATGTAACAGCTTGGTCTAGTGCCTCATACAAATCCGGTGCTGCTGCGATCAATTTGGCGTTAGCTAGATGTTCCTTGTAGTTTGAATTAAAAACAGTCCTACTGCAAATAAGCTTTCCTGATGCATCTTCTACCGACATATAACTTTCATTAACAATAATGTCAGGAAGATAGTAACCCCATGGCCCTTTAGTGAAATTACTCATACCCCAGCCTCCAAATCACTAAGCACGCACGCCAAGCTTGTCAAGCAATCATTGATCATCTTCTCGTTTTTGTCGCTGTTGTACTTTAAGTCGAAATCCATGTGCCAGTCTGCATCATGGCCATATCGTAAAAACGGCGCTTCTCGGCCCAGTATAAACACGTACAGTGCGCCAGTCTGATTATTAACGTCATAATCAACGATTAGGCGCTTACTTCGGTGAATCTGGATGTCAATAACCAACTCCATTAGCTGGCGCTGGATTAGGTCTAGCTCTTCTTGTGTTTTCATAGTCCTGTTGCTCCTTTTATAACGTTGAATACCGAGGCCATGGCGTGCTGCAAGTGCTCGCTTTTGCATCGTACTGTGAAATAGCCGCATTTTGCGGTTACTGTGTATAAGTTATCCTGCTTGGTTATTGTCATTTTGTTGTTCTCGTTAGCTGATAATCAAACTCTAGCACACTAAAAAACGATTGCAAATATTTTTTACACTATTGACACACATATATTGTTAATGATAGTATCAACCCTGACTCAAGTAGTCACTCTCCTTTTTCCCGCCGCGGTTCGCCAAAGCGGGTTTTTTATGTGCTTGCAATGCTAAACAACCAATGATAGTATCTATTTCGTACCTTCCTTAGTACGTTTATTTGGTAGCTATTTACTATCCAGGGCTTAGCTACTGTCCCGCACCCTTTCATGGGATGCGGGTTTTTTATGTCCATGTTTCAGCTATAAGCACAACTTTAAATAAGACTCCCCACTATTTTAACTTATTAGCAAAAACTCTTTGCATTCTCGCGGCTGTGTGCTATGTTCTTATTGTTAACTAAACAAAAGGAGAAAAACATGCTCGGATTTATATTTTTATTTCTTATACCTGGTATTGCAGGTTTCGTTACTGCAGCAAACGGTGCGTCTTACTTTAAGCCGGACGAGTTACACTTGGCTTTAATGATTAATGTACCAATATGCCTTATTTCTAATATTACTTACTGGGCATTAAAAGACTAAAGGAGCAACGCATGAAACCAGACACTAAACCAAAACGCCAGCGAGACGACTACCGACGTAAGCACTGGACGCTTGAGCTGTATGACAAAGACGGGAAAGCATACCTGGTTAGCCCTAAGCACGTTACGTTGAAAGAGGAGGCGTGAAGTGAATCTACAAAAGTGGAAAACGTATAAATTCAAAGGGCAGGATGAAGTGGTCATGGTTTACAATGGCACTGATTTTTACCTTGACGATAGCCGAGTATGGTATCAATTCTCAAAATTAGGCAGTACTGATGTATGGGCCGAAATGCTTGATTCTGACTTACATTTGATTGAGGAGGTTTTGAAATGAGCATTAAAGACATGCCGCATGTAACAGTAGAGCAAGTACTTGCATTGCGTGATGCTGCTATTGAGCTAGAGAAAAATTTACACTTAACTCAGATAGAGCATTCTATGTACGTTCTTGAAAATCATGTGGCAAAAGAAAAACTAGAGCAGATCAAACACGAGCGCACAGCGTATAAGACATCACTAGAGAATCTTGAGGCGTCTATACCTAATATCAAGGCGGATGCTGTGCTTGATCTATGCAAGAATGAGACGAGCATAGTTCGATTAAGGAATGACAATAAACGATCTGTTATTTTTGTTAGCGATGCGTATAAATACGCCAACAAACTAGAGGCCGAAGAATGAAATTCAAAGAGAAGCGAGGAAACGTATTCGTATTTAAAGGCGGGTACGAGCGGGAAGAGTTTGAGTTGATACAAGACGGTTACGGATTTTTTAATTTTAAGGATGTAACTATAACTGATAAGCAAGGGGAATTTTGTATTGCTAGGAACGGTACATACGGGTTTATATCATACCAAGACATACAAACAGCCGTCTGCATGATGCAGATATTGATTGAGGAGGGGTTAGTATGAGTGATAAAGAAACATACACGCCACCTGATAAGGATGGGAAATGCCCACACGGTGTTTTTGTGAATAGCGCTACATGCACAAAGTGCTACGAACTAAAGAAAAAGTATGACAAAGCCAAGGATCGAGTTAATAAATTGGCTGATAATTTGGATTGGTGAGGGGTTAGTATGAACCATAAAGATTTAGAAGAACGTATAAAAAAATCAAAAGAGGCCATTGATAAATATCCAGCATGGGTAAAGCGATCTATGAAATTTGTAGGTGGAGGAGTTAGAAGAGGTGATAATAAATGAACCCACTCAAACAACTACTAACAGCAAACACTGAAATAAAAGAAATAGACCGTATCCGTCGCGAGCTAAAGGAACGCCGAGAACGATTTCTGGCCGATGTGGCGCAGGCTAAAGCTGACTTGATAGGATTCTGCCCTATGAGTATCGGCGATAGCGTACCGCTCGATACAGGCGGATATGGCGAGGTTATTGGTATCAAGCTACTCGGACGACGATCTGACTACGTTAGCTATGGCGTAACACTACTAAAAGACGATGAGGAGCACTTTATGAAGATGGTTCCTAGTCGGGCGAATATGGGAAAACTGAGGTATTGATATGGCTACATTTGGACACTTATTGATTCAGACTGTTTTTATGGCTTTGTTCTTTTTTTGTATGTACATTTGGAATGAGTGGAGACATAGAAAGGATACTATTGACAATAACAGCGTTTTTATCTTGGCAGGTTGGTAATTTTTACGGGCGGATGAATGCAACCAATTAAGGGCTACGGCCCTTTTTTTTACGCCTATAAAAAATAAAACACAACAAAACTGTTGTATTATAATAATAGTAGTGTATTATTAACTTATTGAAGCAAAACACACAAAAGGAAAAAGAAATGTATAAAGCACTAATTGAACAGCATAAACACAATGAATTCTACGCTCTAGTAGTACGAATTGATGCAGATGATAACACTAATCATGTATGCCATTCGTATAAAGGAAAGTACTTCAAATCTCTTTCTGCCGCTGAAAAATCAACTAACAAGCATATCGCTAAATTGGAGGGGTAATAATGGAGCTTAGCAATTTCACTAGATACTGGCTTATTAATGCAAATGGCCCAAAGGCTACAGAACTAAGAAAGTATGTGTTATATCTTGAAGATCAATTGAAAAACAAGCATAACAAGAATAAAACAGCAGAAGCGCAGTCAGATAACGTAAAAGAGGAAGACAATAAATGACCCTCCAACAACACATAGACGAATCATACGCAGGAAATATAGCTGCCTTCGTGCGTCATATTAACGAAGCAAGAGAAAAGCCTGTAAATCGAGTACAGGTTGAGCGCTGGATCAAATACGGCAGTGAGTGGGATAACGGAAAGGTTAAGCGGGTTGTTTTTGAAGTGTAATAAAAAACCCCTAAGCAATTTAATCCCGAAGAACCAAACCGATAGGGGCCGTGTTCCGCTTATTGTATCACATAAAAACCCCGCGTAAGCTGCAAGCAGCCAAGAGGCAGGGGCCGTATTTTGTGTATTATATATCGTTATTTATGATACAGAAAGGCTCTAGCGTATTATGTGTAAGCTACTAAGGCTGACGGGTTATCCAGTATCACCGCCGTTACCTGCTACATTTCGAGGCTAGAACACCGCCTACTGGTGGCAGCTACCAATTAACCATTACCGGACAATGCCTCGACCTTGTTACAGGTTGTCACGGGTTGACGTTTCCGCCCTTGGTTACGCCCGCTGTTTACCCTCGCATTATAACCCGCTCAACAAACAACCGCAACCGAGTATTTGCAGCGCGTCTAGCAGCGTTACTTTTCTTGTGCTCGACTGGCTCTAGGTCGTATGCCTCTTGCCATGCTTGTTCGTAGCCTTCTCGGGCTTTTTGCTTGTACTGCATCGGTAATCGGTTTATTTGTTGCTGTATCCATTTTACATCGTGCTTATGTACGGCCATTCAAGTAGTCCTCAAATGCAAGCATTGCGCCTTCCCAGCCTAGAGCGACACAACCAAAAAATCCCAATTCTATTTGGACTTCAAGGAATTCGATCTGTTCTTCGCTTATCTTCGACTTTGTGTGGTCTTTTCGTTTTAGCTCACAATAAAAAGAGCCAACTACAATATCACTTGCGCCAGTAACCATGCCTTCCATTTTTTCGCGATCAATCTGCTGAACGCTTCGCTTGCCTTCATTCCTGATGTGCGTTGCAATCTTTCCCCATGTATCAGGGTATTTTGCACGAATAGTGTTTATAAACGTAATCTGCTCAGCGGCTTCTTTTGGGCATTCGCCCCTGTATGATGTATCCCCATACACGGAGACGGTTTTAGGTAGTTTCAATTTCAGGCTCCTGATCAACTGGCGCATTATGCGCGAATACGTTGTAATATTTTTTAGCGCGATTTCGCTGATAGGTTATTGTCCTAGGTGGGTAGCCTTTATCCTTATGTTCTATAAAAGTGTCAACGTCTGGGCAAACCTTCCCGTTAAAGTACGCTTTGCTAAAATCTTCATACAAATTACGCAAATATTGATTATGCGTATCTGGGCTGTACCATATGTCAAATGTAGCATATTCTGTGACGTACGTCGCTTTTAACGTGTCATTACCAGCTTTTGAAATGTGCTTAACTAGTGCAAACGCTTTCACTTCGTCCGTGCTGCGTGTGTACGGGTCTGCCTTCATGCGCTTGAATTCTATTTGAAGCTTTTCAGATGGATCAACTAATTCAGCTTTGCATTTTTCACAATACCTGGCAGCTATGTCATTTTCATGCTCGCACTCGTGGCATTCTTTTAATGACCATCTATGTTCACACCTATTAGACACGCCATTGTGCAAAGAGTAGCCAAAGCAGCGTCTACCATAATGAGCAGGCATAGGCAGATCTTTATCTGTCATTATCTTATTGCCAGCTAGGTCAACAAAATCGCCATCCTGATCAATAGGAAATTCATCCGGATTTGGTCGCATGCTAAACGAATTGATAGTCGAGCATAACGGGCAAACAACATCGATTGGCTCTCCTTTTTTACTGTGTCTAGCTTGAATAATTGGCGAGAATAAATCGTCTTCAAGCTGGTGCCGTTCGATATTGCCAGCGTAGTCAAGAACCAAACAATCTGATTTTTCAGGATGCAAACGCATTCCTCGGCCTATTATCTGTTGTAATAGACTGGCTGATTCGGTGGCACGTAATATTGCAATAACATCCACATGTGGCGCGTCAAACCCAGTGGTTAACACGGCAACATTGACCAAATACTTAAACCGCCTAGCCTTGTAATCATCAATAATCTGCTTCCGTTCAGCCTTTGGTGTATCACCCGTTATCAATCGACTGTTCTCAGGCGGTAGTGATTCCATGCACTCTTTGGCGTGTTGAACGGTAGCAGCAAATATCATTACACCCATGCGGCCAGCACTGTGCTCGACAACGTCTTTTATAATCTCGTAAGTCTTTCGGCCCTTGCCTTCGAATACTTGTTCGTATTCTTTTTCAGTATGGCGCTTAATTCCGCTTGTGTCGTAGCTTTCAGCATGATTCGGGTCAGCGTGTGGCTGTGTCAAGTATCCTTCTTTAATAAGGTATGGCGCAGTGATTCGGTAAACACACGTATGAAAATAAGGATCTTTTGTCTGGTCTTCATCAACTGGGCGACCGTCGGGCCAGTAGCGAAAAATATAGCCATCATTTAATCGGTAAGGCGTAGCGGTTAGACCAATGACGCGCAAGTTCGGGTTTTCTTCTCTAATATCCGCAATGATCTTTTTAATTGTTGGCGTAATATTGTGGCACTCGTCAACGATTACCGCGCCAAAATTACCACGGGCGAATTGGCGTACATTATTTTTCACAGTCAATGGCGTGCCAAAAACAACGTTATGACGTAATGATTTTCCCAATGAGGCAGAATAATACGAGGCTTTAAGGTCGTAACTTTCGTACTTCTCGAAATTTTGTTCTGTTAATTCAGTGGACGGCGCGAGACACAGTACTTTTTTGCCTGTGCTTTCTTCAATCCATTTTGCAACTAATGCGACGATGATTGATTTTCCTGCTCCGGTTGCGGCTTCTACTAAGCAAGGCTCTATACTTGCCTTAATCCAATTCAATACAGAATCTATTGCATCCTGCTGGTAATCTCTCGGTTGAAACATATAAAAGCCTTAGCCGCACATTGGCGGCTTTAATAATAGTTATTTAAATGACCAATACTCAGACGGTTTGCCTCGGTATTGCTCAAGATCGACCCCTTTTAATTCTGGGATCTTCGCATAAGCAACATTACCTTTTCTAGTGACCTTGGTCAATTTATGCCCGTTAATTTCACTATCGCGTTCACCGCAACGTTCAACTAATTCGGCTAGAAGGTCTTTTTTTCTCGTGTCCAGATCTTTTATAGTGTCGCCAATGTTTTTTATAGTGTCTCCAATGGTTTTAATCTCGTTGGCAATATCCACGATTAAGCGGTCGTCCTGCTTCTTGTGCTTAGGCTCTAGGTACCGTAAAGCGTTTGGCATTTCGCGTTCTACAAGATAAGCGTCATAAAACTCTTTAAGCTTAGGGATGTTTTTATCAAGCCATTGTTGGTTTAGGTGATCTGTTTCAAGACTGTCCCCATGCGGTGCCCACTGGTAAAACTCGACATAGTCTCGACTAGCGCACGCCATCTCGATTTGAGTCTGTGCCATGTAGTGCGGCTGTTCATGTAGTGTTTTAAACACAGGCGGGTTTTTATCGCGTTGCCCATACGGGCATTTAATTTCGGCCACGCCTTTGTCACCGATTAGTCCATCTGGTGACGCGCCTAGCCATTCGTGTTCTGGATGCACGAAAAAACCGCATTCCTCGACGGGCTGATCCAAGTGAAACATTTCCATTTGCTTAGTTGCACCTGGCTCGTTATGCGTGCCCCACTCCGTCGCTGGGTTACCGACAAACTCGCGCTCAGCATCGTGATAGGCTCGCACCATCTCGCGCATGACATCAATCGGTTTTTTGAACGGGCTAAGACCTAGAATTGCGCCTACATTGTAGCCAGTAATGCGTTCCTTGCGTTGCTCAAACCATTCTTTGCTGCGTTGTTCAATCATATAAAACTCTCCTAAAAAAGGGGCCGAAGCCCCGTATTGGTTAGAATGGGATATTATCGCCATCATCAGGAGCAGGACTAGCAGGCGCTTGTTGCTGCACAGGCTGCGGAACAGAGTCTTTGCTGGCTACTGATTGAACCCAGTTTCCTGTTTTCTTCTCTCCGTCGCGTTCCATTTCCCAAACCGCCAATTTAATGATCATCGGCTTCATGCCTAGGCACGTCATTAGGTTTTCAGCGTTTGGCGCTTGACCACTAGCCATTAACTTACCGCCAGCGTTCGCATCAATATTGGCAAGCATGCGTTTTGCCTTATCACTAACCTTCGGGTCAAGATCAAAAACCTTAACCTTGTGAAAGATCTTACGGTTTTTGTATTCTTCGCCTTTCAGAACATTCCAGCGTAGTGAAATATATTCTTGACCATCGTATGCGTCAATCTTTGCCTCGTCGATTACGGCTAGGCATTCCGTACCATTAGGGATTGGCTCCATCTGACCGCCACCCATTTCAAAACTACCAGTTGCTTCTGGTGTTGTGTTATCGCTTAGATTCCAAAAATCGGACATTTGTCTTTCCTTTTATTGTGGTTGATTTTGTTGTTTGTAAAACGTAATGTATTGAATAAGCGGGTTTTCACCTTTCAATACCTTTATTTCTTGTGGCATGTTGTAGCGGTTTTTTGCATCAACATAGCCGGTAGTGCCATCGGAGGACGTTATCAAATAACGATCACCTGACGTCGTTACACGCGCAGACTTGATCTGCTCGCCTTTTCTGTTTGACTCGGCACCAGTTAGGTATCGCTCTTCTTTTATGTAGATGACAGCATCAGACCTACTGACATAAAGTTTTTTGCTACGCTCGTGCATTGCTAGAGAATACGTACTATATTCGCTAGTCTCTTCTGGAGACATCTTAACTTTGTGTACTCCAGTGTGAGACAAAAATACTACTGCCATCCCTTTTTTACGTAAAAACTCACATGCTCGAATTAAATTTGAGTGCATTCCCATTGAGACATCGTACCCTTTATGGAATCCACCTGCTGCATTTCCGATAGAGTCGCAAGGCTTATTGCTGTCATCGAATACTACAACTTCCTCCTCATATAAATCATTAAGAGATGTAACAGAATCAATAACAACTGTTTTATAATCATGCTTCTCTTGAATAAGCATGCGCAATTTATCCATAACTTCAAGTGATGGGCGATGCCCTGTCTGTTTATCAGCCTTTGTCAACTGCTTTAAGAAAGCTGGTTTTACTTCTGACGTCTCGAACACAGTCTTAGCATTTTCAGCTTGAATAAAAATAGGGTTAGGAAATAACCCAGCTAGAGAGGTTTTACCAGCGCCTGGAAAACCTACAATTGTGATGATTGGCGCTTGTGGTGCGTTATCATCTAGTTCATCTTTTAAGCTCATTGGCTCGTCTCCTTTTGTATTGTCGTTATCGACAGAGGCAAATTTACGTGCTTAAAATAGTCATGTCAACAATTAATTCAAAATATTTTTGTTTGCATAACACTAATTGACAACGTATTATCCCGTACACATACAGAGTAGTATTAAAAGGAGAGCTAAACAAAATGATGATAGATCATACTGACTATATAGAGGCCGGACTCAGGGTTTTTGGGGTCTACGGCGTAAAAGATGAAATGTGCGAATGCGGCAATCCAAACTGCAAAGCTTATTTCAAACATCCGCGCACATCAGCATGGCAGCACACCCCGCAATGGAGTGAAGAGCAAATAGAAATGATGGAGGAAATGGGATACTTCAAGACCGGATTCGGTGTTTTAGTATCAGGCCTTCTTGTTGTCGATGTCGATGCCAGGAATGGTGGGGTTCCATCATACGAGCGATTAGTCAGTCTAATCCCAGCTATAAAAGACAGCGGATTTGTCGTTGAGACTGGCAGCGGTGGCGGGTCAAAGCACGTATATTTTTCATTACCTGAACCTATCGCAATGGTGCAGACGCATAAAGAATTTGAAGGTATTGATTTTAAAACGAGCGGGTTCGTGATTGGAGCTGGATCTGTTCATGCATCAGGAAATGAGTATGAAGCGCTATCCGGTTCACCAAGCAAAATCACCCCAGCGCCACAAGCATTAATTGAGCTACTACGTAAACCAGAACGCCACAGGGCTGTTGTCGACGGGTCTGCGATAGACGTGTCAGATAGTGATCTGCGCGATATGTGCGCATATATCAACCCAAGCTGTGATCATGAAACATGGATACGAGTAGGTATGGCACTACATCATGCCACGCAGGGCAGTGGATTTGATATTTGGGATGGATGGAGCGCGGGAGGCGACACTTATCCTGGTAGTGATGAACTAGACAAACGTTGGCAGTCATTCGGTAAATCTAGCAATCCTGTATCACTAGGCACCCTAATTCATTACGCGCGGGAGGGCGGCTACGTCGAACCCGTTGATTTTGTTCCGTCAGTCACTTTCGATATGGATGATACGCCAATTGACACCATGGCGATTGACTTGCTTCGCCCGCCCGGGTTCGTTGGTGATCTATGCGGGTGGATAAACGGGCAGTCGCTGTACCCGCGCGAATCTCTAGCAGTTGCGGCAGCATTGACGGCAGTGAGCAATATAGCAGGAATGCGATACCGTGACGAACTCGACGGGATGACTCCCAATATCATTGCGTTCTGCGTGGCTGGTTCGGGAACGGGTAAAGAATCCGTTGGCAAAGCCTTCGCAGAAATCATGCGTTTAGCTGATTTATCACCCGCTTTATACGGGGCGTTTAAATCCGAGCAAGAGCTGTACCGTAATTTATTGCGGCATCAACCTGCTTATTATTCGGTCGACGAGCTTGGCATTCAACTAACTAAGATAAAAAACGCCATGTCTCGAGGAGGGGCGTCATATCTTGAAGGTCTACTGGGTGCCGTTATGTCGGTTTACTCAAAAGCGGATTCGTTTCTACCTGTGACAGGCGATCTAAAAGAGGAGATACGCGCCCAACTTGGAAAAGAATATGCAGCAATCAATAAACAATTAGACGATGGACGAGGAAATACTGACTTACTAGAGCGCAAATTAAAAACCGTAGAACGGCAATTGAGCACGATAGATCAAGGCATCGACTCGCCATATCTGTCGATTATCGGATATACAACGCCTGCAACGTTCGACGGATTGTTCGATTTTGAACAAGCAACAAATGGGTTCTTGTCTCGCGCCATGATATTTAAAGAGCTTGAGAACAATCCGAAACGCAAGCCTAAATTTAAAAAGATGCCGATGTCCGAGCAAATGCAAAACACGCTGTTTACCTTACGCCACGCTGGGAATTATAGCGTCGTGCAGGATAGTCGCATAGAACATACAGGGCAGAAAACGGTCATACCAACTACGCCAGAGGCGGCAGAGCTGCTAGATAAAGCTTACAACGAGTTTTGGACAATAGCAGAGCAGCACAAAAACCAGACTGGGCTAGAGGCTATACCGCGACGCGGTTACGAAATGGCAGCTAAGGTTAGCTTAATTCTGGCACTACCTGGTGGGTTACGCACCGAGGAGCACGTCAGATGGGCCGTGGCGCTCGCTAATCGTGATATACAGGAAAAGCTAAAACTCGCCTACACAAACAGCGCAGAGAGCGAAATAGACCGCCTAGCGGCTCGAATCATGTCTATTATCAGTAGCGATCACAGCGAGACTATAGGTGTTATCCGCAATCGTTGCCGTTCGTTTGATAAAGGGCAAGTTGACGCCGTTCTGAATAAGCTTGTCGATGCTGGGCAGATTATATGCGAGGAAGTGCCCACCGAAAGCAAGCGACAATCCACCGTAAAAAAATATAGAGCGGCATAGCCGCTTCACATCGTTAAAAAATGTGCTATATTGTCTGAAAGCCGCATGGATAGTGGCTTTCAGCTATATTAAATAGCTTAAATAACATAAATAGTAGAGAGCTTACTATTTATTAGAGCCAGCAATGGCGCGACCTACAGCAAGATTTCAACATTAAATAGCTAAATAGCAGCCGACCTCTAAAGCACTATATGAAAATATGGTGTTTTTTGCGTGTTTGTTTCTCTACTATTCATTTATTTAACTATTTAATAATATATATATAATAATATATATATAAAAGAATAATAAAAACAATACCTTAGAAGTAAGTAAGTACTAACTACTAAATAGTAGATTATCCGCTATTTATTGCTATTTAGTGGTTTTTCTATTTTTTAGAAATAATCCTTGACCCCACCGACACGTTTTATATACTCAGTGGACGAATTGACGAATTGACCATGGAGAGCGGAAAATGAAACTACACGACCTACTAAGACACATTGCGGATAATGTTGAGAATGGCGAAATTTGGAGTGAGGGAATTGATATTAGTGATGAAGCAGCATGGGAGGATTCTGTTTTCTTTGGAAGCGCTTCTTCTGTCAAATTAACACCACGCACCCGCGAGGTAAACGGGTTTACTGTGCCAGCGCCTGTTCGTGAGCCGATAAAAAATGGCAGTGTTTACTACGTAGAAGATCCAACTGATTCATGTTGGTATGTTGCCCACTCATGGGGCGGTGGTGATTTGGATAAACGATTCCTTGAGCGTGGTCTTATTCATCTTAATCAAGACTCAGCCATCGCCAACGCTAAAGCACATCGCGGAATTGATCCAAAGTGGGGTGAAGAATGAAATACTCAGAACAAGAAATAAAAACAATGGCACGCGAATCACTGCGAGCAAAGGAAAATCACGACCCGCGCTATTTTCAGTTGATAATGTCTATCAGTATGATTACAGGAATTCCGGCAAGCGAAGTTGAAAGTCGCATTGAGAGGTTATCAAAATGACCCACCAAGCCACAAAAACGGCCCGTACAGACGATTTAGCGACAAACCCATACCGATGCACTACTAACAACAAAAACGCGCTTGTGTGGGCGTACAACAGTTGCAAGGTGGACGAATGAAACTAACCGACCTAATCCTGGAAAGCGACACACCTATAGAGGAGCTGGCCAGACGTGTAAGTGCATATCCTAGCCAGTTGCAAAAATATATTGACGGGAATAAACGAGCGATTACAATTACCCAGCAAGAGCAGATTCGTCAAATGCTGATCGACGACGAGACGGACGACGATGACGGTCTCGATTGGGAGGAGCTTGCTAATAAATACGAACCACCAGCGCCTAACGGTGCCCAGTACTGGGGTTTTGGTAGTTTTTACAAAATAGCGCGCGGCCGTGTTTGGATGTACGTAGATGGTGAGTGGATCACGTCTAGCAAGACCGAGCAAGCTGTGAAGGATTATCCAGTGGTTGAGGATAGTGACAAATGAAAGAGAGGCAAATAGGTGAAATAGGCAATTATTACGGTTTTTTGGCGGTAAAAGAAGAAGGTGGCAAATTCTATTGGGGTATAGAGAACTGGGACGGTACTTACTGGCAGGAAATACCGGAGCATCTTTATGTTGCGTTAAATGCGTTTGAAGACAGTCAGGGGTGCGATCAATGAAATTTTCACTAATATTTATTTTTATATTGCTTGTGGGGTGTAAGGATTACACAATCGAAAAGCAGGATAATATTAATTCATGCAGAGATATGGGTGGAATTCCTGTCCTATCGATATGGGATGGCAGGCTTTCAGATTGTATTTTTAAGGATAACAATAAAGGACAAGATATATGAAACCAACAAAAGAACAGCTGGCAGGATTGAGACTACTAGCAAAACGCCCAGAGCCAGTAAAAGAGCAAGTAAACGAACCCGAGTGGATGGATAGTCCAGGCACAGGTGAATGCCCTGTACCTGCTGGGCATGCTGTTGAAATTGATGTTTCAATTAAAGGAATTTGTAAGGATGGCCAGACTGAGTACTGCATTTGGGGTGATGACTCAGGGTCAGATATAACAACCAAATATAGAGACTGGACTGCATTTGAGCAAAAAGAAGAGCCAGTAAAAGAGTATGTGCCGAAGGTTGGGGAGGAGTGCGAGTTCAAACACCCAACTCTAGGATGGACTGGATGCACTGTGATAGGCCCATTTCGATCAGCCATGGTGTGCGCTCCAAATGGAGGTGGATTTTATCAGGGTATGCCTAGTGATTATCGCCCAGTCAAAACCGACCGCGAGGAGTTGATTGATATTATTAAGTGCAATAATGGAAATCCCGCAGAATTGGCTGTTGATGAAATCCTATCTAAATTCACCCTAACCAAGAAGGATATCGATAATTAGCAACCTGTTAAATTAAAGATTGACACCAGCGGTCATGGTGCTAGTCTGTGTTTATCACCAACTCGTAAGGAGGTGAAATAGCAGTACCCGCCAACAACATGCGTGAGCATCTTGGGCGGTTTTTAATACTTACATTACACCCTATAGCTAAAACGGAGATGAAAATGATTACGGTGAGAGTGAAAATAACAGATTATGACAAGACAAGTAACACTTGCACGGCGCAATTATTGAATGGTGACATTATTGAGCTAGACCCTTTTGTTAGTTGTGCCATAAACATGACAGATGAAGAATACGAGAGTGGTAAAGGCTTCGACATTGTCGGAAATAATTACTTGCTAACTGCGTATACGGTATATAAAGGAAACGTAGTCCCTCATAAGGGAGGAATGCTACCTGTATAGCAACACAATATAAGACAGTTTGCAGAAGGGTAGCATAAGCAAGATCGCAGCCCCTGCTGCCATTATTAGGAGAGAAGCCATGAACCACCCAATAACAACAATCCGCCAATTGGCAGACAAGCTAGGCGTAAGCAGATACGTACTGGATGGGCGACAAAGAAACTACCCTATCAACTCTGAATACACTATCAAGAATGGTGTTAGGCATTATAAGAAGGGGGTGCTAGTAGAGTGGCACAAGCGGTGCGAGCGCATAAACGCAGGCGATCTCACTTTAGGTGTATCGGTTGTGATCAATGAAGGTAAGGACGCTAGGCTAAAAGGCGTTCCGTTAGATGAGAACCCGCATTCTTATCGTGGCGACATCCGCCGATTCTGCGCATGGGCAGCAGGCTGGCATGATGCAAAATAATCCTTGACCCACAGCGCACAAGTGCTATATTTAATATAGACAAGAGGAGAGACGACATGACTAACAAAACTAAAAACATTCTAACAACGCTTTGGGTTATCGTGGTGCTGGCTGTATTTTCGGTTGGTACATTTGCGGATGAACTTGAAGTGCGCACTACCGACCTGACTTATACCTGGGGCCCTAATCATAGCTTCCCTGTTACCTTGTACCAAATCGGATACACAAAAACATTAACCCGTGGCGTTGGTATCCGTGTAATGTTTGGCGAATCTGATACGCAGAGTGACGGACATCGATACAGCTCAAAGATTGAACAAATGTTTGTGTTTAACATTCACCGTAACATTAACATTGGCCGTGATTGGGTTGTCCAGTATGGTGTCAACTACACCGAGTACAAAGAACACGGTAAGTCAGACACTGGTACAGGGTATGCTTTGGCGTTACAGTACAACATAAACAGTGATTATGCTATTAAAGTGTCGTACGACGAGTATTACGAGAAATACAATGATCATTACGGATTGGAACAAACTAAAGGCGTTGGCCTTTCACTTGTGAGTAAGTTCTAATGACGTTTACAAGTTGGATACCAGGGTATATTTACGGATTAGAGTTTGAGGATTATGACATCATCCCAAAGGATATGGATTTCGATGATGTTATAAAGAATGAGATATTAGCGTCAATGGTCGCTAATAATGCAATTTACAAGATGATGGGAGAGTGATATGAAAGAACCAAAATGGCTACCAAACCCAATGACGGGCAAGTGTCCAGTGCCGGATGGGCATGATGTTGAGGTTAAGTTTGCGAACGGAGAAACATGTAGAGACGATGGGCCAGAGAGTTGGCACTGGGAAAATATTTCAGGCAATGAAACAATAACCCACTACCGAGACTGGACTGCATTCAACCAACAGCAAGCGCAGGCCGAGACTACAAAAAGCGACGGTTCTACTGCTAGTTATTACGAGCTACCAGAAGGCGTAACAGAGCTACAGCACCTAATCAGTCATCGCAACATGAATGCACAAATTGGCGAGATATTCCGTGCGTGCTATCGTTACGGACTGGTTGAACATTCAGAAATGCTGCGTGATGCAAAAAAGATTAAATTTTATGCTGAGGCTGAGATTGAGAGGCTAGAGAAGCTATCAAGTAAAGTAGGCACTACCAAATGGGAGACTAGTCATGATACGCGGACTAATTGAAGCAGTGATCGCAGTTACTATCTGTGTATGTTTATTGTACGCAGCGGTGGCTTATAGTAAGGTTTATCTATGTCAGCAGTTGCATGATGATTGTAAGATTGTGGCTGTGAAGGAGGTGGACTGATGGATAAATTTTTTCTTGGATTAGTAATAGGGTTTTTCACCATGGTTATTATTGCAAGCGTGCATGTTAATGACATAGACAGAAACGCTGGCATGCAGGAATGCGAGCAAAATCTACCGCGCAATGAGCATTGCGTACTAATCGCGGTACCGGAGAGTAAGCTATGATCTGCCCTAGCTGTAACTCAGACAACCTAAAGTCACACGGATCTAATCCGCCGAGATGGATATGTGGCGATTGTACAAAAACGACAAGAAAGCCGCTTGATGGCTATCAGTTCCCTGTAGTCGAAAAGACAAGCGATAGATTCGTAATCACATGGGCACAGAACGCAACGGCCCCACATGCAAGTACGCTGCGTACACTAAAACAGTATTGCAAGCACAATAATGCTCAACTTCTAGTAATACCTGGGCGATACCGTAATGCGACAAGCGTATGGTCAAAAGCCCAAGAAGATCAGGATTGGTGGGACAAGGATATTGAGCCATACTTACTGGGACATGAGCTTGAGCTATGCAAAAACCTAGTGATAGGTGGAGATGTTCGCCTTCAGCCGACTGCATCGAATCCGTTGCAAGGGCTAAAAACAATCAGTGGCCACAAGTCATATATCCTGGGGCACCCACAAATAGCCTTCGAGACAGTAGCGACCCCACAAAGCAAACTAGCAAAAATTGTAACGACTACCGGAGCGATCACAAAGAAAAACTACAGCGACACAAAAGCAGGTAAGAAGGGCGAATTTCATCATGAGATAGGCGCAACCCTAGTCGAGCTAGATGGCGGTAAATTCCACATCCGTCAGCTTATTGCTAATGGCCATGGTGTCATATACGACCTAGACAAGCGTTACGATGGCAAGACGATCAAAAGCAAGCAGCGTGCAGAGTGCTTTGTGTCTGGTGATTTTCACGGAAAGTACCTAGACGAGAAAGTAAAGGCAGCTTGGTGGACGGGAAAAAATAGCCTATTCAATCTTATTAAGCCTAAGACACAGGTATTCCATGATGTCTTTGACGGTTATTTCGGATCACACCATCATAAGCACGACCCGTTTTTGGGTGTAAAGAAACACTTTAAAGGCGATAATGACGGACAAAACGAATTAATCGACACATTGCAGAAGCTTGATGATTGTCTGCTTGCTGATAAAAACTACATAACTAAGTCAAACCATGACGAGCATTTAGACCGATGGTTGAAGGAAACAGACTGGCGTAAAGATCCAGCCAATGCGGAGTTTTATCTTGAGACCGCGCTAGAGATAGTTAAGACTATAAAGCATGGCGGCAAGTTCGACCCGCTTGAATACTGGGCAAAGAAAACAGGGCTCGCCAAAAAAGGTATTTTTCTAAAGCGTAATGATGTTGTTAGCGTCAAGGAGCATATTGTGTCAATGCATGGCGATAAAGGCAGCAATGGCGCCAGGGGATCAATAAAAGGGTTTGACGCGATTGGAGTTAGAAGCGTTACAGGCCATGGTCATGCACCAGGGAAAGAAAAAGGCGCTTGGCGTGTTGGCATTAGTTGTATATATGGTTTAGAGTATGCAGTAGGTAGCCCGTCAAACTGGATGCAGACGGGGTATATTTTGTACGCTAACGGCAAGGGTTCGCTAATCAGCTGCATTGATGGGGAGTATAGGACATGACAGAAAATAAATTAGATATGATTTACTTATTTTTTACTATATTGGGGTTGATTTTATGTGCGCATATTGTATTGATGTCATTATGTGAATTCTTTACATGGGGTCAAGCTGTTTGGGATATTGGAAAATGGAAGTTAGAGCAAAGAGTAGGCTGGCTGATTTACATTATTGCTTTCATGTTTGGATTTGCACATTATAGGTCAAAATAGGAGTATAGGGCATGATAACAAGGCATTATTTTTATGATGTGAAGGTTTACCATGGAGATGGTACGTTAGGATATGGCTGTATCGAGGGGATATTTACTATAAAAAGCTTATTCCCGCGCAATCCCGCAACGATACTTAGCGATATAAGAGATGAGGCAGACACTAGATTCAGGTCAATGTACCCTAACGGAAGTATAGAAGCCACTGCGTTTAATAGGATTTAGCGCAGTAAGCAAACATGCACATATTCTGGTACTATTTATACATTAGTACTGGAACGTGTACATTTTTGGGGTTATTTATACATGACAAAGAAGCTGACGCAAAAACAAGAGAATTTCTGTCGGTTATTTGTTGAGCTTGGCAATCAGTCTGAGGCTTATAGACAGGCATACGAAACAACAGCAGGCCATGAGACCGTTAATGTAAACGCCTGTAAGCTACTCAAAAACGCTAACGTAGCACAAAGGGTAGCAGAATTAAGAGAAAACATAGCAATGAAGCACGAAGTAACCGTCGAAAGCCTCTTAAACGAGCTAGAAGAGGCGCGCACAATAGCATTGACCTGTGAGACACCTCAAAGCTCCGCGGCCATCTCTGCGACAATGGGTAAGGCTAAACTGTGTGGGCTTGATAAGCAGATTATTGATCACACTAGTTCGGATGGTAGTATGAAGCCAAGCGTCATACAGATAGTTGCACCTAGCGAATCAACAGATCCAAGTGACGATTAAACGCGTTGAAATCCCACCAAAACTAATCCCCGTCTTTGCCCCGCCTAGGGGCGAATTGCGTTACAGGGGAGCTTATGGAGGCCGTGGTTCTGGTAAGTCTTACACCTTCGCTAAGATGGCGGCTATCTGGGGCGCTGTTGAATGCCTGCGCATACTGTGTACTCGTGAGCTACAAAACTCTATCAAAGAATCATTCCATGCTGAACTGAAGAACGCCATTGCATCTGACCCATGGCTTACCAGTTGCTATGATGTCGGTATTGACTATATTCGCGGCCATAATGGAACCGAATTCCTGTTCCGTGGTCTTCGTCACTCGATGGGCGCGATTAAGTCTACCGCGCAGATAGACCTATGTATCGTTGAAGAGGCCGAAGATGTACCGGAAAGCGCCTGGCTTGATCTTCTGCCCACTATTCGAGCGCCTAAATCTGAGATATGGATAGTATGGAACCCGAAAAAAGACGGCAGTCCTACCGATACTAGGTTCAAGAAAAACGAACCTAGCCGCTCTAAAATCGTTGCTATGAACTACAACGACAATCCATGGTTCCCCGATGAACTAGAGGAAATGCGTAGGGATCAGCGAGCCATTATGGAAGACGCTGTTTATCGCCATGTGTGGGAAGGCGCATACCTTAAACACGGTGCCGCGCAGATATTCAGCAAGAAATACGTAATCCAAGACTTCGATGCTCAATCAAACTGGGATGGGCCTTACTACGGCATCGACTTTGGTTTCGCCCAAGATCCTACCGCTGCGGTGCGTTGTTGGGTAGCTGATAATAGGCTTTATATTGATTATGAAGCTGGCAAAGTGGGGCTAGAGCTCGATGACACTGCCGATTATATAAAAGACCGAGTGCCAGATATAGCGAGTCATGTATCAAGGGCAGACTCCGCAAGGCCTGAGTCCATTAGCTACCTTAAGCGTAAAGGTTTGCCAAGGATTGTTGGCGTTGAGAAGGGTAAAGGTAGTGTTGAAGATGGCATCGAGTTTATTAAGAGCTTCGAGAAGGTGGTCATTCATACGCGATGTGAGAAGGTGGCCGAGGAGTTCAGCAACTACAGTTACAAGGTTGACAGGCTGTCAGGCGATATACTGCCCGTGCCTGTCGATGATTGGAACCACTACATTGATGCTCTGCGTTATGCCCTGCAGCCGCTAATGAAGGCGCGGAAAGTCGCGCCTATTGCGTTTAGTTGGTCGAATTAGTCACCATTGGTGGCACAGATCTCAAGAAGCCTCGCTATGGCAAATCCTCTCTGATCATAATCAAAAAGGTGCCAGCTTCTATCTATTTCGTCATACGTCATTTTGCTTATGGTTGCTTCATTCATGCTAAATAGCCTCTAATCTTGATCCGTAAAATACAAAGCCGGAGCTAACTCCAAGCTTTCTCATCTGCTCTTTTGATATACGGACAACCTCTGGGTTGGCGCCATTCTTTGCCTTACGCCAGTATTCTTGGTACTGCAAAATCTCTTGCTGAACCTTCTCACTAGCCTTTGTCTTTGATAGTGGTTCTTTTTTTTGGTTGGCCATCTCACACACCCATTTATTAGTCAAATATCTAAGACACTAGCCTTTGATTCCTCTAGATATTTTATTAATGAATCTATCTGCTTTATTGAATCACCTACTGCCTCATGTTTATTTTTTCCTACTGCGTTTATAACACCTTTGAAGCCACGACCAGATGAGTAGTAATCAATCACACCCTCGATCTTAACGCTATCGCGGCTTTCGCCAGGTTTTATGTTTATAGTTAGTTCCATCATTGTTTGTTGCCTTTGTTAGTGGGATTATAGGCTATCCAGGGCTTCTTCAATAGCTTCTCCCAAGCAGCAGCCACCATTGTAGTATTTAACTTCAAAAGATATTGATCCATCACTATTTTTACTTGATGTAAAAATATCCTCATAATCGTAAACTTTACTATATTTAATTTCATATACAAGCCCATTAACAATAATAGCCTTTTCGTAGTAATGATCCTCGAACATATCTATATCTTCTATTTCTGGATCAAACTCAGCCATTGTCTTACCTGTTGGTATTAATTTACCTTTGTAATGTACAGTTTCGCTCATAATTGTTTCCTCTTAATAAGTATATTCAAACCCAAAACATACCACACCCAGCGGGGTTGTAAAGCATTATTTATCTTGCTGCCATAGAGGCCGCAAAACCCGCCCATCGTGCCACTCACAGCCATAGTCAAGCCATCGGCACACCTGAGTGCGACTAACGCCTATTGAGCGGGAGAAAGCGGCTATGTTGCCGCTGTGGTTTTGGGTTATGTGTTGTTGGAGGGTCATAGAGAACCCTCATTATAAGCATTAATCATTTGTGATTTAGTGTAAATCTTCCCGTCCACATTATAAGCGTCATTCCCATTAAGCTTAATTTTTAGTTTTGAGTAGTCGCCACCTTTGCTTAATACTGTTTTTTTGATTTCTGTTAGTGAAGTTTTCATATTTTCTCCTTTTATGCTACAACTGGTTTGTCTAAATCTGCTAATTTTACAGTGATTCGAGGAGCGCCAAACTCTACGCATTCGACAACCACTACTTTCTCACCATCCCACAAGGTTTTTTCTTTTACTATTTCAAATGTGGCTTCTTCGCCTGAGATTGTGCCGTTTAGTACTGTTCCGAATAAGTTAGTCATGATGTTTTCCTTTTTTGTGTGTTGTTAGTTGATGTAGTAATAATACAATACTGTGATAATAAAGCAAGCACTAATTTCAATTTATTTTCGTATGATACAATTAACCCAATTATCTATAGGGCTATCTAATGAGCGTCGACACTACACATCCAGAATACAAACGTTTTATTAAAGTATGGAAGCGCGTCCGAGACTGCGCAGAGGGCGAACCAGATATCAAGGCACCTGGCAACCAGACTACCTATTTACCAGCTGAGTTCTCGAATGACAAAGACCGCTATGCTCTATATGTTCAGCGAGCATATTTTCTAGGCGCTACCAAACAAGCACTTGCGTCAATCGTGGGCATGGTCATGCGTAAGCCTGGTGTTGTTGAGCTGCCGCCTCGTTTAGAGGAGTTGTCAGAGAATATAGACGGATCTGAGCGTTCGCTTGATCAAATGTCAAAGTATTCGCTTAATCAGGTTGGTATCGCTGGGCGCATTGGCTACCTTGTTGACTACCCAGTGGCACCTACCGGACTAACTAAAGAGCAACAGCGCCTTGGCGGTTATCGTCCGTACATGAAAGCCTACACTGCTGAATCAATCATTAATTGGCGTGAAGAAGTGATAGACGGGCGCAACATGCTAACACTAGTTGTGCTTAAAGAGTGCATTGATAGTAACGATAATGACGAGTTCGCGCATGATGTAACCTATCAGTATCGAGTGCTACGCCTCCGCGACGGCATTTACTCACAGCAGATATACGACGAAGACGGCAATATTGGCGACGAATATCAGCCTCGCCAGAACGGCAATGTCATGGATCATATCCCGTTCTACATAGCTGGCTCAGAGAACAACCAGCCTAGCTGTGATATGCCATTGATGTACGAGATCGCCACGTTGGATATTGCGTACTACCAAACCACTGCTGACCATCGGGAGAACCTGCACCAGCAAGGGCAGATCACGGTAGGTGTTGCTACTAAGTACGATGCAGCAGAATGGCAAGCAGCAAACCCAGACGGGTTCAAGGTTGGCGCTCGTACTGTTACAAACCTCGGCGAGGGCGGCTCTTTTACGTCTGTGTCTGTGCCAGCTATCACTGGTATTAGTACCGAGCTAGACTATCTGAAAGAAACCATCATTGGAGCAGGTGGCAAGATAATTCAGAAAGGTGGGCAGACTGAGACAGCAGAGGCAACACGGATTAATGCCAGTGCTCAAAACTCAATGCTTGAGACAGTCGTTGATAATGTGTCCGAGGCGATGGAGTTGTCACTAAAAGAGATGGCCAGATTTATGGGTGAATCTGACGACATCGTATTCGAGCTAAACAAAGACTTCTTTGACGAATCACTAGATGCACAAACCATATCGGCAATCACCGGTCTTCAATCACTGAAAACAATCGCCAAAGCTGACGCGCGTTATATGCTTCGCCAAGGTCGTATTGGTATTGAAGAAGGACGAACAGATGAAGACATCGACTTGGATATTGCAAATGAAGTAGCACTACCTGACGAGCCTAGTGAGGCGTCTGCAGGGCCTGAATAGCTGTGGTATTATTAGCGCATAAGACATGGCAGGTGCTATGTCAAGCATTATTTATCAGGGGATAAAATGCCGATTCAAGTTGAGCATGAAGGTAATACTATTACAGTTTTTACCGAATCAGAAGTTAACGAAAAGATTGAAGCAGAAGTCAAAGGCTTAAAGATTACAAACGAGAATCTAAAGGCTGAAAAGACAGAAGCGATTGAGAAAGCGCGAGAAGCTAAAGAGCAAGTACTCGCTGCAGAAGAAGCCAAGGCAAAAGCTGAGGGTAACACAGAAGAGCTTAAACGCATTTCTGATCAGCGCGAACAGGAAGCTATGGCGAAACTAAACGAATTTAAGAGCACGATCCAAGCTGAGAAAGTTACTAACATGCTCAGTCAGGTGGTTGACTCAGTTGGCGCAAGTGGCCAGCTTAAAGAAGATTTACGAGACTTGCTTAAGTCACGTTTTGAGTTCGGATATGACATGGATACCCATTCGGCTACGGTTAAAGGCGATGGAGTTCAATCATTAGACGACCTATTAAAAGTCGTTAAGGAAAGCGGGCGTTATGATGCCTACTTGCCAGGCGACGGTTCCTCAGGCGGGGGTTCGCTAGGGAACAATGGAGCGGGTGTCTCTACTAAAAAACCAAGTGAAATGACGAGCGCAGAGCGCATTGAATTTAAACAGCGAGACCCAGAAGGCTTTAAAAAGGCTTTCTTTAACTCCTAAGGAACTAAAATGGCAACAACTCAATTAACAGACGTACAATTTGACCCAGATGTTTACGCATCATACTTGCGTGAAGATCATCCAGACCGTAACGCCTATTCTAAATCAGGCGTAGCTATCACCAACGCATTGCTAAACGCACGCGCAGCTGGCGAAGGTGATATCACATCTATCCCGTACTGGAAAGACTTGTCCTATTCTAATGAGAATATTTCAAGTGACGATCCGGCTTCTGCGGCTACTCCAGATAAGATCTCAACTGGCAAGATGGTTGCGCGTAACGTGCACATTAACAACGCGTGGCAAACTGCAAACTTAGTAGCAGAAGTGTTAGGCACAGAAGATCCAATGCGCGCCATCCAAGCACGTACTAGCTCTTACTGGGAAAACCGTTTTGAAGCACGCTTGATCGGTATCACTACCGGCCTGTTCTTAGAGAATGAAGGCGGCTCTCAAGATATGATTCACGACATCTCGTTAGAGACCACTGTTGGTCAGACCGCGGCTAACCTGTTTAACTTCGGTGCATTCGTTGACGCGCGTGCGACCATGGGCGAATCAGCAGACGAGCTAGCATTAATCGCTGTTCACCCAGACGTTAAAACAACCATGATCAAAGAGAATCAGATTGATTACATTCAGGATTCAGTGACTGGTGTTTTAATCCCGACCTACAACGGCGTTCGCGTTATCGAAGATAAGAAACTGCCAGTTATCGCTGGTACAACTTCTGGTTTCCGCTACGTGTCTGTGCTGTACAAAACTGGCGTGTTCGGTTATGGTGAAGCCATGGCTAAGCGCCCTGTGGCTGTTGAGTACGACGAGCTGGCTGGTAACGGTGCAGGTATCGAGACTCTAGTAGAACGCAAGCAATGGTTGATTCATCCAGAAGGTTACAAATGGAATGAAGATACCGTAGTTGGCGATTCTCCAACTGTTGCAGAATGCGCGAACCCAGACAACTGGACTCGTGTATTTGAGCGTGAAAATGTTGGTATTGCTTTCTTAGTAACCAACGGTTAATAACCGAGGCGGGG